CGGTCGTTAACGGCTCGGATGCACAGCTCGTGAACATCAACGCGGGCGGCACTGACGTCGATGCTTACTCGTACAAGGACGGGATCACGCTCACCGATGCTGAGCTCGCGGCAGTCTTGGCCGATGCCTCGGCAGAGGCGATCTCCGGGCAGCGCAACGTCGCGGTGTTCGCCGACCTGGCCGCGGACTCGCAGGCGACGCAGCGCAAGCGCTCGGCAGCCCTGGCAGCGAACTTCGCGAGCGCGTAGGAGAAGAGTGTCGGCGTTCGAGCTACCGGCGGCGAGCGCTGCTGCGACCGACGGCTGGACCGACGACACCGCTGCAACCTGGACATATGTCTCGGCCACGACCTTCACCGTCACAGGCGACCGGACGGCCGTGTTCTCGAAAGGCACACGGCTTAAACTCACCCAAACGACGGTCAAGTATTTCGTCGTCGTGGCTTCGTTGCACGCCGCCGGAACGACGACCGTCACGATCACCGGCGGCACCGACTACACGCTTGCCAACGCCGCGATCAGCGCGAACTCCTACTCGTATGCGGCCAACCCGCAGGGGTATCCGGGATACTTCAACTACACGCCGACGCTAACTGGATGGTCTGCCGATCCAGGCGTGACGCTCGCTAAGTTCGCGGTAGTAGGCAATCAATGCTGGATCACAATCGCGACGAATGTCGGTACCAGCAACGCTACTAGCGTCTCTTGCACGCTGCCCATTACTTGCGTCACAGCTCAGGTCGTCCCCTGTCGCGGTCAAGACAACGGTGTGAACATGACGGCGCCGGCCAAGTTTAATTTCCCCGCCGCGAGTGCGACTGCCACGGCAAACAAGGATTTGGCAAACGCCTCATGGACTGCCTCAGGCAACAAGTTTTTCCAAGTGCAGGGCTTCTACGACATATGAGCATCTGCCTCGCAATGATCGTTCGCGACGAGGAGCAGTGGCTTCTCGAGACGCTGCGCTCAGCGCTCGCACTCGGCATCGACCACTGGGTCATCTGCGACACCGGCTCCACCGACAAGACGCGCGAGGTGACGGAGGAGACTCTCGCAGGCGTCCCCGGCGAGTTCCACGACATCGCGTTCGAGTCGATCGGGCAGGCGCGCAGCGAGCTTCTAAGGCTCGCGCACGGTAAGGCCGACTGGTTCCTGATGCTCGACGCGGATATGACGATCAAGGGCGAGCTACCTCCCGAGCCACGCGAGGCTGAGTGCTACCACGCGACCGTCGAGGGATCGTGGGAGTACGTGTTGCCGGTGCTCGTCTCGGGCAAGCGCCGCTGGAGCTACCGCGGCGTCGCCCATTCCTATCTCGCCTGCGAGGACGGCGACGGCCGCTACAGCGAAGACGTCTGTGGTCTGCGGATCGAGGATCGTCGACCGGGCGGCTGGCGGCCGGGGAAGCTCGAAGAGGACGCGCGGCTGCTGGAACGCGAGCTGGAGAAGAATCCGCTCGACGCGCGCTCGAGCTTCTACCTCGCGCAGACCTATGACGACCTGGGCCGAACATCAGACGCTCTGCGCGAGTACGGCCGACGCATCCTGCTCGGAGGCTACGACCAGGAGCGCTTCGTCGCCAAGCTCAGGCGTGCTCGACTCATGTGCGAGCGCGAACCGCAGGGCGCGATCGGCGCCTGCATTGAGGCATGGCAAGAACGTCCGACGCGCGCCGAGCCGCTGTACGTGGCCGCGCGTCAGTGCCGGGTCAACGGCTGGAACGACGCAGCGCTCATGTTCGCGCGTCAGGCGGCAGCGATCCCTCGTCCCGATGACCGTCTCTTCGTCGAGCACGCGACTTACGCCTGGGGGATTCCGATGGAACTCGGCATTGCTGAGATGCGCGCCGGGGATGAGTGGGAAGGTCGCTGCATCCTCACCGATCTTCGGGCGACGGAGATCCCCGAGGGCATCCAGACGTGGATCGACGAGTTGATCGGTGAGCGAGAGGAGGTGCTCGTGTGACTTCGCTGTACGTGGATCCAGATGAACTCAAGAAGACACTGGCGGCGGCAGGCACCACCTTCCTCGACGACGACGCGGAGAACGCGTGTCTTGCTGCGAGCGCAGGTCTCGACTTGGAGCTCGGGCGCGTGTTCGGCCAGGATCAGGAGGACGTCGAGCGGCTCTACACGGCGCTCGATCCCAAGGCGCTCACGATTAACGATCTCGTGTCGCTGACCACTCTCAAGACGGACGAGGACGGCGACGGCACCTTCGAGATCACCTGGGCGGCGACGGACTACGTGCTCGAGCCGCTGAACGCTTCGCTCGACAGTCAGCCGTACACGAAGATCAACGTGCGCCCCGCTGGCACTCACCGTTTCCCAACGCGATACCCCGGAGCGGTCGAAGTGTCGGGCATCTTCGGCTGGCCCTCCATTCCGTTTCAGATCATCGAGGCGGCAGGACTCATCGCCGAGCAGTTGATCCAGCGCAAGCGCTCGATGCCGATGGGGTTCGCGCTCAACGGCGAAACGGCCGCCTACATCATCCGCAACGACCCGCAGATCAACTTCCTGCTCAAGGGTCTTGGAAGGAGGACGCTGCTCGTATGAGTCGCTATCGCGTGAATCCCGATTGGCCACACCGCTACCGCGAGCACGAGCCCGGCAAGGAGTTCGAGGCCACGCTCGAGCCTGACGTGGAACAGCGCGCCCTCGCTCGCGGGGCTATTCGCCTGCTCGAACGCTCCGAAGTGAAGCTCAACCCGAAGAACGTCAAGGCGCCGAATGTGGAACCCGCGTCTGCGGATCCTGAGAGCGCCGACACCGACACCTAGAGACACATGGCAGACCTGCAGACGATCCGCGAGGCGCTCGCGGGGAATCTGGCTGCCCTGAGAGATGTAGAGGTCGCTCCCAACCAACCGCTTATCGGGCAGGTGAGCGCGTACATGCTCGACAACCCGACGCCTCCAGCTGTGCTCGTTGCCGGTGTCGATTCAGAAGGCATGGACTTCCACACCTACGGCCGCGAGGACGTGATCTGGACGATCTTGGTCGAGGCCTGCCTCGGGCTGGTTACGGACATCGGTGCGCAGAAGCTCCTGAACAAGTTGCTTGCGCCGACCGGGGAGACGTCGCTCGTGGCGACAGTCGAGGCGACGCCGACGCTGACGAAGCGACTCTCTGACCAAGGCGTTGTGACCACCGGGCAGACAGCTGCCGCTCAGAACGTGGCTTTCGCCGAGTACCGCGGTCAGACGCCGTTCGTGCTCACCAACGGCTCGCGCGTTCTGCTCGCGACCTGGGCTTTCACCGTCATCGCATGACCAGGCCAACACACAAGGAGGAGTAGCGATGAGCAAGTTCTTGCTCACCGATGTCTACATCGAAGTCGACGGAGAGGACCTGTCGAACTACGGCTTCAACATCGACACGCCGTCCGAGAAGGACGAGGTAGACGTCTCAGGGTTCAACCCGAACAACACGAAGGAGTCGCTCGTCGGGCAGCGCGCCGACAGCGTCGTTTCACAGTTCACGCAGGACTTCGCGGCCGGTGGTCCCCACGACATTCTGTGGACGATCTACCAGAACGCCACGACGGTCGGGATCGTGATCCGCCCTACCTCGGCAGCGGTCTCCGCGACCAATCCGCAGCTCGCAGGCAACGTCAAGCTGCGCACGTACAACGGTCTCTCGGGTGCGCTCAATGCGCGCGCTGAGGTGACGGCCGAGTTCCTGCCGGCCGACACGGCCGGGCTCGTCTGGACCGCGACGTAACGTGGCCCAGCCCTCCCTCGTCACGAGGGGTATCTTTGGCCCTCGAGGGATGCTCCGTGCCTGCGACCTAGCAGGCAGGGAGACCAAGCGAGAGGTCCGCGCGACTTTCCGCAAGGTTGGGGACATCGTGAAGGTGGAAGCCGCCGAGCGCTTCCGCGAAGTCGACGCGAAGTCGGCGGCCGGATACCGAACCGTCGTCAGGCAACGCGGCGTCTCGGTCGAGCAGTCGCTTCGCAAGACAACCGGGAAGCGTTCCGACTTCGGGGCGCTGCAGATGCGCAAGGCACTCGAGCCCGCCGTGGATGCGAAAGAGGGCGAGATCGAGGACGCGATGGAAGACGCGATCGACAAGGTCGCGGATCACTTCGAGCGCTAGCGAAGGAGGTAAGCGATGGTCGACACAATCGACCGGCACGAGGACGGCTTCGAGGTAGAGGGCGAGTTCTACCGCTGGGCTGTCACCGATACCGGGAAAGACCTTATGCTCATCGACAGGTTTACCGGGATGCCGGTCGCTGAGTTCTTCGAGACGATCGAGGACAACTTCGATCGTGGCCGGGCACCGATTCTGCTCGCGCTCATGGCGACCTCGATCAGGGGGAAACACACCGAATGGTCGGTGGAGCGGGTCGTGCGCTTCGTGCAGGGCGTCTCTCTCGGTGAGGTCGCATTCGTCGACTCGGACGCGGAGGAGCAGCCAGTCCCCCCGGCCGAGGGCGGCCTCGAGCCGCCAACTTCGGACGAACTGTCCAACGGGTCCTCACCGTCGTCGACCCCGGAGGTGATCTCATTGCGGCCGACGTCGTCAGAGATCCCAGCCTCCTCTGGCAGCCCTGGGTCGGCCACTGGTTCCCCGGAGCTGGTGGACCTGAACGGATGATCGAGCTGCGCTGGTCGACGTACGTCGCCATGTGGGACTCGGTGAAGGAGTCGGCCACTGGCTAGGAAGATCGAGGTCTCGATCGTTGGCAACTCGGCGTCTCTGGAACGTGCTTTCGCCCGCTCATCCGGAGCAGCACGACGCTTCGATGCTCGGGTAAGCGATACCGGCCGCAGGCTCGCGCGTAACTTCGCGGCCGTTGGCGTAGCCGCAGCCGGCATCGGGATCGTCACCAGCAAGGCGTTCGCGTCTTTCGAGCAGACGATGGACAGGGTCGTCGGTCTGGCCGGCGGGGCGCGAGAGTCGGTCGCGGGCTTTTCCAAGGAGATCCTGCGACTCGGGCCGCAGGTAGCCAAGGGGCCGCAGGAACTCGGCGAAGCGCTCTACTTCGTCGCATCCGCGGGAATCGCGGTCGACAAGCAGATGCAGGTGGTTAAGCTGTCGGCGCAGGCTGCGGCAGCGGGTCTCGGACAGACGCAGCAGGTGGCGGACGCCGTGACCTCCGCGCTGAACGCTTACGGGCCTGCGGTCATCACCGCCGCGCGCGCGACCGACGTACTCGTGAACACGGTGAAGTTCGGCAAGGGGGAGGCTGAGGCGTTCGCTCCCGTCATAGGCACCGTAGCCACTCTCGCCGCAACGCTTGGAGTGCGCTTCGAGGAGGTTGGCGCAGCGCTCGCGGCTCAGACACGACTCGGAACTACGGCCGAGACGGCTGCGATCCAGTTGCAGGCCACGTTCTCGTCGCTGCTGAAGGTCACGCCGAAGCAGGCCGATGCGCTGGCCTCAGTGGGACTCAGCGCAGAGGGGCTGCGCAAGGAGCTCAAGGAGAAGGGCTTGCTCGCCATCCTCGAGACGCTGAAAACGAGCTTCGGCGACAACACCGCGGCGATGGCCGAAGCGTTCCCGAACATCCGGGCACTTCGCGGGTTGCTTTCACTTCTTGGAGAGAACGCGGATTCGACGCGCGAGGTCTTCGACGGGATGAAGGACTCCACAGGCGCTCTTGCTCACGCCTTCGATGCGGTCTCGAAGGGCGAGGCGTTTCGGTTCAAGCAGACGATGGCCTCACTGCAGGCAATCGGGATCCAGCTCGGCGCGATCTTCTCCCCGCTCGCGAACGTAATCGCCAAGGGTGCGAATGCTGCCCTCGGTGTCGTGCAGGACTTCCTCGACGAGCTCTCCGAGGCGAAGACGATCCGGACCAAGCTCGCCGTCGTGTGGGAGGGCGTTGAGGACGCTGCCGATGGCGCGCAGGATCTTCTTGGGCGAGCGATCGGCGCAGTCGACTTCGACAAGGTGTTTGCTGAAGCACGCGGGATCGCGGACGGATTGCAGAAGCGGCTTGAGGAAGTCGACTTCTCGATCGTCGGTGAGCGGATCGGGGATGCCTTCGTGGACGCTGTCAAGGTCGCGGTTCCGGCCGCGAAGGAGATGGCTGAGCGCGTCAACGCGGCTGTGGGAGAGATCGACTTCGAGGAGCTCGGCAAGCGACTCGGGCCGGCGCTCGCCGCTGCCATTGTCACCGCGTTCGTAACGCTCGCCGATCCGGCATTCTGGATTCGCAACTGGGACCTCACGCTGGCGGTCGCAGCGACGGTGTTCCGAGCGCGCATCCTTGGTCTCGCCGCCAAGGTGGTGGCGCCGCTACGCCGTCTCGGTTCAGACCTCGTGTTGCGCATCGGTGTCGGGATGCTCAGCGCCTTCCCGCGTCTGGGCGGCGTGCTCATCGCGGGCCTCTCGCGGCTGCCTGCTATCGCGGCTCGCGCGCTGGCACCGCTCACCCGCCTTGTTGCGCGTGTCTTCGGAAGGCTCGGCCGGATCGCGCGCTTCGTCGTTACCGTGCTCGGAATACAGGCGGCGCTCAATGCTGTAGCCGGGTTCGCGCAGAAGGTCGCCGGAGTGTTCGCAAGCCTCGGCCGTTCCATCGCTGGCGCGCTGGATCGTGCTTGGGAGGCGATGAAACGCGACGCGATCCGTGCTGCACTCGACGTCGTGGAGCCGTTCACGCACCTGCCGAGCATCTTCGGTACGAAGTTCCGCGATGCGAAGAACGCGCTTCAGGCGCAGCTCGATGAGATGGGCGCAGGCGCCGAAGCGACTGCTAGGCGCATCCAGACAGCCATTGACAAGATCGAGGGTCGCCGCATCGAGATCGTCATCGACACGGTGGTCAATGCGCCGGGTGGTCCGAGGCGACCGGAAGAAGGAGCAGCGCGCGCATCCGGGCAAGCCGTAGAGCAGCAGGCGCGGGCTGTTCAGACCGTTGCGGCGTCCGCAGGGAAGGCTGTCGAGACATCAAGCCGAGTCGTGACGAATACGGCGGACAAAGCGAAGAAGGCAGCCGCCAAGGCGCGCAAGGCATTCGAGGCGCTCGTCGACGCTCTGAGTCTCGACCTCGAACAAGCGCAGGCGATCAAGAGTCTGCGCGACGATCTCCGAGCTCTTCGCGACCAGGAAGCAGCGATCCGCGATCGCATCAAGGCGGTCGGCCGCACGACCGACCTCGAACGGCAGCTGTTCCAGGTCGAGCAGCAGCGCGCGGACATCCAGAAGCAGATCACAGAGCAGCGACGGACGCGACGGCAGGGGGCGCAGTTCGAGGCGCTCGGTTTGACTGCCGCGGGAGAACAGCGGGTGCCCGGTGTCGGAGCACTCTCCAAGCGTCTCGGCAACCTGCGCGAGCAGGTGAAGGGCACCTTCCTCGACACCGACAAGACGCGCAAGCAGCTCGCGCAGATCGGCAAGGTGCTCGCCGGGCAGTTCGGCAAGGTCGGCCGCGACGTACGCGCCGCGATCCTGCAGGCGTTCAACTCGATCTCAGGCGCGCTCGAGAGCGGGCGGAAGGGACCGCTCACGAAGACGGAGGGCTTGAATACCCGCAAGCTCGTCGAAGGGCTAGGACTCACCGCTGAGCAGATACGCGCCCTTCGCTCGCGTGCTTCCGGTTTCAACACCGCCGGTCTGGCGCTCGCGGGTGGCGGCACTGGGACGACGGGCGGCTTCGCTGGTGCGCCGTTCGTCGTCGAGTCGCATATCACGCTCGAGGTGGACGGTCAGAAGCTCGCCTCCGTCGTCAGACGCCACGAGCAGAAGGACCGCAAGCGCAACCCCCGTCAGAAGCGCGGGCCGAACCGCAACATCTAGATGGCGGTCACTGACTCACCCGCTGCGGGACGCGTACTGGTTGCTCTAGCTGACGGACCGCTCGTGGCCGAGCCGACGTGGACGCGTTACGACACGCTCACGGATTGCCGTTGCTTCGGCTTCGACTCCTACGCGGGGCGTCAGTCGGAACTCGACACAACCGACACGGGCAACGCTCGCGTCTTCTTCCACGACCAGACGGGCGTGCTCGACGACGACGCTCTCGTGGGACTGCAGATCATGCTGCAGCTCTACAACCCCGTCACCGATGCCTGGCACATTCGCTGGCGCGGTCACATCGACGACATC